CCCCAGGACTATGTAAAGGGTGTTCGTGATGATATGTCGGTGCCAGTCTCTAGACCAGACCAGCCGCCTATATATATTCAAGACGAAATAGTTACCCAAATACCCAATATTAGTTTATTATATACAATTATCAGAGGCTTATCTGTTTCCAAGCTGGTTAACGGATTTGCCTTGAATACGACTACCCTAGGATGATAAATGGTCGCACTTTTTACAAATAATGCAGCAACAACCCTAGCTTCTGCAGTTGCTCCTTCGGACACTAGTATAACAGTTGCTAGTGCGTCTGCATTCCCAACTCCAACGGGTGGCAATTACTTCTTAGCTACTTTAGTCGGAATTACTGGGACACCAATTGAAATTGTCCAAGTTACCTCTGTTACAGGTAACGTATTTACCGTAGTACGAGCACAAGAAGGCACAACGGCATCTTCATTTAATGTAAACGATTTAGTACAATTACGCATCACTGCTGGCGAAATGAACTACATTTATGCCAATTTAGGTAGTGGAGGTGGGGCATCTGCAGGTGGTGCAGTGTATGAGAACACTCAAAGCATTACTGCAAACTACACAATGAGTACCAATAAAAATGGTGAAAGTGTAGGCCCAATTACTATTGCTGCAGGTGTTACCGTTACAATCCCTGCTGGCTCACGTTACGTTATTCTATAAGGAAATATTATGAGTTCAATGGTTCTTTCAGGCGATACTAGCGGAGCAGTCACTCTGTCAGTTCCTGCAGTCGCTGGAACAAATACAATCACAGTACCTGCTGCGACAGGCACAATGCTTACTACCGCAAGTACAGGTGTAGTTACACAAGCAATGCTTGCAACTGGTGTTGCTGGAAACGGGCCTGCTTTTAGTGCATACATGAGTTCTACTTTAAATGTAACTAGTGGAACTATTACTAAAATTACTTGTGATACAAAAGAATTTGATACTAATTCTTGCTATGACAGCACAACAAACTACAGGTTTACACCAACCATTGCTGGATATTACCAAGTAACAATTCAGGCTTATTACAACACTAACGGCAATCAACCAACATCTTTTTATAATCTTATTTATAAAAATGGTTCTGCCGTAAAAACAAATTATTTTTATGTTTCCTCTACAACTATATTGGGACAAGCACCTCTTACTGCTTTAATTTACTGTAATGGAACAACCGATTACCTTGAATTTTATGCAAGGTCAAGCGGTGGAACTTCACCAACTATTGCAGGCGGGTCTACTAATACATTCTTTCAAGCATTTTTGGCGAGGGCAGCGTAATGACTCTTTTTGATAAAATTAAAACTATTTACCCTGAATTTTCAGAAAAGGATTTAGTGCCTGTTGGGGGCATCATTATTCAAAACGATTCAGATGGTAAAGGCGATTACATTGCAAAATGGGAACACCCAACATTACCTAAACCTACTGCGGAGCAATTAGCATAATGGCTACAACGATAACAACAGGAACAACAAGCGGAACAGCCTATTCTGTTACTGCAGATACTTCAGGTAACTTAGCAATCAATGCACAAGGCGGAGTTATTGATGCAAGTAGCACTACTGGTGCTCTTACAGTCCCCTCTGGTACTACAGCACAACGTCCAGCAAGTCCTGTAGCTGGTATGACTCGTTGGAACACTACTTTAAATCAATATGAAGTTTATCAGAGCAACTCTTGGGTAGTTTTAGCTTCTGCTGGATATTCAATTAATTATTTAGTTGTTGCAGGTGGTGGAGGGGGAGGCGGTCAAAATGGATATAACGGAGGCGGTGGCGGCGGTGCTGGCGGTGTTTTATCAGGAACTACAAATTTAATTCCAGCGACTAGTTATACAATTACCGTTGGTGGTGGAGGTGCAGGAGCATCTTCAAATCCTTCTGCAAGTGGCTCAAATTCAAGCATTAGCGGAAGTGTTGCTACTGCTATTGGTGGTGGATATGGTTCATTTAATGCAACTGGAACTGGCGGTAGCGGAGGTTCAGGAGGTGCTGGTGGTACTGTTGGTAGCGGAACTTCAGGACAGGGTTACGCTGGCGGTTTAGGTTATAACTCAGGTGGTGGTGTAAATCTTCAAGGCGGCGGCGGCGGTGGTGCTGGTTCTGTAGGTCAAGATGTAACACAAGGTACTGGTGCAAGCGGTAATGGTGGTTCAGCAATTTCATCTTCAATTACTGGTTCTGCCGTATCTTATGCTGGCGGCGGTGCTGGCGGTCATGGAGCTTATCAACCTGGAGGTGCTGGCCCACTAGGAACACCTGGAACTGGTGGCGGTTCAGGAGCAAGTCAAGGAAATGGCGGAAACGCAACTGCAAACTTGGGCGGTGGAGGTGGAGGTGGCGGTAACTATACTGGCGCACTAACGACTTCAGGTGGTAATGGTGGTTCAGGTGTAGTTATTTTATCTATTCCTACAGCTAAATACACTGGAACAACTACAGGAAGCCCTACTGTAACAACATCTGGTTCTAACACCATTCTTACTTACACTTCAAGCGGTTCATATACAGCTTAATAAAGGAAACAGACATGATTACCCAAGAGCTACTTCAAGGAATGTTTGATTACAATGATGGTAATCTTATTCGTAAGAGCACTGGTAAAATTGTCTCTTGTTCCAAAACAAGCGGTCAAAGATATTTAAGAATTAGCATTAACAATAAAACATATTCTCTGCATAGAGTAATATATCTTCATCAAAATGGTTATTTGCCAAAATGCGTTGACCATATTGATGGAGACAGATTTAATAACAAGATAGAAAATTTAAGGGAAGTTACTCAGCAACAGAATTGCTTAAATCGCAAGCATAAAAGCACAAGTAAATCACCTTATAAAAATGTATATTTACAACCACCTACAAAAAACAAAGAGTGGAGTCGTAATTGGGTTGTTAGTTTGACTGTTAATGGTAGTCGTAAATATATAGGTAGTTTTAAAGATTTAGAACTTGCAGACTTAGTTGCCCACGAAGCAAGGAATTTATATCACGGGCAGTTTGCTAGACATATTTAAGGAGAATTATTTTGTCCCATTTCGCAAAAGTAGTAGACGGTAAAGTAACCCAAGTAATCGTAGCAGAAGCCGATTTCTTTAATACATTCGTAGATTCAAGCCCAGGTGCTTGGATTCAAACTTCTTACAACACTATTGGTGGTAAACACACTCAAGGTGGTACTCCATTGCGTGGCAACTATGCTGGCATTGGTTACACTTATGATGCACAACACGATGTGTTTTATGCCCCACAGCCTTTTCCATCTTGGACATTAAATCAAACAACTTGGACATGGGAAGCTCCAGTAGCTATGCCGACAGACGGTAAAGTTTATAAATGGGACGAAACAACTAAGTCTTGGGTAGAAGTAGCTTAATTAAGGATAAATCATGTCTGTTATTTTAGACGGAACAAACGGCATAAGCCCTGCCAACTGGACAACTGCTGGTCGTCCTGCAAGCCCTGTTGCTGGTCAACAAGGTTATAACACTACTTTAAATTCTTTTGAAGTTTATTCAGGAATTGCTTGGATACAAATTACAACTCAAACATATTCTGCTGATATTTTGCTTGTAGCTGGTGGTGGTGGCGGTGGAAATCAAGCGGGTGGTGGCGCAGGGGGAATGTTGGTTCAAGCCGCAACTTCTGTAAGCTCTGGAACTGCTTATCCGATTGTTATTGGCGCTGGTGGCGGAAGTCAAACAAATGGAAATAATACTACTGGATTTTCATTTACAGCAATAGGCGGTGGCGGTGGAAACACAGGCTCAAAATCAGGTGGAAATGGTGGTTCAGGTGGTGGTACTGGTTATTCAGCAGCCAATGGTGGAACAGTAGGCTCTGGAACTAGCGGTCAAGGAAATAATGGAGGTTTTGGTGGAGATGGCGCTAACGCTTATACATCAGGTGGCGGTGGTGGTGGCGCTGGTGCAGTTGGTTCATCAACATCAACAAACTCTGGTGGTGCTGGTGGTGTAGGTGCTACAAATGCTTATTCTGGCTCAACTGTTTATTATGCTGGCGGTGGCGGTGGTGGCTCAAATACTGGAACTGGTGCGGCTGGCGGTAACGGAGGTGGTGGTGCTGGTGGCTCTATAGCGGCTGGAACATCAGGCACAGCGAATACTGGCGGTGGCGGTGGTGGAGGAACAGGTAATGGTTCTGGAGGTTCTGGTATCGTCATTATTCGATATTTATCTGCCACTCAAAAAGGTACTGGAGGAACAGTTACTTCAGGCGGTGGTTATTTTATTCATACCTTTACATCCTCTGGAACCTACACAGCATAATTATGGTAGCCGCATACACTCAATCTCGTGACAAAGTAATTCAAGGTGCCTTGCGTGTATTAGGCGTTATTGGCGCAGGTGATACTCCAACCCCTGAGGACTACGACAATTGTTCTCAGGCTCTTAATCTGTACATTAAACAATTACAGACTAAGGGTATGCCATTATGGAAAGTAGAAGACCTACAAGTTCCTATGGTCATTGGACAAAACACTTACACTCTTGGGCCTACAGGAAACGTAGTCACAACACGCCCTTTACGTGTGGTTATGGCGTTTATTCGTAACCCACAGAACCAAGATACCACCTTAATGGTTATCTCACGTCAAGAGTATATGCAACAAGGCTACAAGCCTTCTCAAGGCATTCCTAACCAAGTCTACTATGACCCACAGTTAGGTAATGGTGTGTTGTACGTATACGACACTCCTTCTGCAACTGGCTACACAATTCACCTACAAGTACAAATGCCTGTAGATGACGTATTAACTCCTAGTCAAATTCTAGACTTTCCTTCTGAATGGTTTAATACTCTCAAGTTTGGATTGGCAGACCAATTAGCTCTTGAATATGGAGTTCCCGCACAAGTACGTGCTGAATTAGCTCAAAGGACTATGAAATTAGAAGAAGTAATGACCGACTGGAGTCAAGAAGAAGCTAGTACTGCATTCTCTCCTTCTAACCGTTTTTATAGCTAATTATGGGAATATCTCGCATCCCAACGGGTCATAACATTGGCTCAAGAGATGGAACCTTAAACAAAGATAGTAAGGTTGGCAACGCAATTATTGAAATAGAAAAGAAGGAATCTACTTCAATCGTTAAGCGTCCTGGTTTATTGACGTATCAAACACCAACTACTACAGGAGCAGGACTTGGTATATTTGCCGCTGGTACTCACTTACTTAGCATTGTTGGAAATACCTTCTATGACAATGGAGTTGCTAATGCTACCTCTGTGGATAGCACAGGGCCTTACAACTTCGTCTATTCGGTAGACCAAACACAAGTATTCTTTAAGAACGACAATCACGGATATGTCTATGTTATTGCATCAGGCACCATTGTTGACCTTTTAGGCACCATAACAACTCAAAGTGGTACTACTAGCAGTGGTAGCCCTGTAGTAACATTATCTGCATCCAATCCATCAATTCAGATTGGTCAGGTGGTGTCAGGTACAGGTATTTCTACTGGCACTTATGTTTTATCAATTTATGGAACTGCTTTAACTTTAAGTTCAAATGCTACAGCTTCTGGAGCCACTACTCTTACCTTTACTACTTCTTATCCTGCTGCTACTGTCGCAGGTGCGGTGTTTGTGGACGGATATTATATCGTTGGGACTCCTAGTGGGTTACTGTATAACTCTAACGTAGAAGACCCAACCACTTGGCAAGCAATTAACTACATTGGTGTAGTATCTGCTGCCGACCCATTGCTGGCTATTGGTAGAACGGCTAACTACATTGTTACCTATGGTTCTTACCACATGGAGTTCTTCTATGATGCAGGTAACTCCCCTGGTAGCCCTTTATTACCATTCCAAAACTCAGTACTGCAAATAGGTATTGCTGCTGAGAACTCTTTAGTCCAAATGGATAACACCTTAATATGGATGTCTACTGCAAGACAAAAGGGTTATCAGATTATGGCGTTATCGGGTCAAACCCCGCAAATCATTTCTAACCAATATATTGAACGTATTATCAATAACTGTAATCCAGCATCTGCCTATGCGTTCAGTATCAAGATTTCAGGCCACTCACTTTACATCATAACTCTAAGAGACTTAGGGTATACCCTAGTATATGACTTCTCTCAACAAGGATGGACATATTGGAGTTCTGTAGAAAATAACCAAGAGACCTATTTCTTAGGTCAATACTACGCTAAATACGGAACAGTAGACTTACTACAACACGCTAATCTAGGTACTATTTACCAGTTTGACCCTAATACCTATCAAGACTATGGCAACCCTATTAACGTATTTTGCCGTACTCCCTTAGTAGATGGCGGTACAAATCTACGTAAGTTTTGGAGAAGCGTACAGATAGTAGGAGATAAGGTAGATTCCTTTGCCTTATTAAGGTATACCAGTGATGACTACCAAACCTTTTCTGCGTGGCAGAACGTTAATCTAAACACCTCTAAATCCGAAGTCCATAGACTAGGACAGGGTCGTAGACGTGCGTTTGACCTACTTCACTCTGATAATGTACCATTAAGACTTGAATATTTTGAAGTTGACGTGGAATCGGGGGATTCGTGATT